GCAAATGAATACAGGGATTATGCCTATGCAGGGAGGACAGGGGTTTGAAGCTATCTATGGTTCTCAGGCAGGTAAATCTGGAGCTTTGAACTCTCTTATGTTACTAGAACTTGATATGGTTACTAACATAGCAGAGAATGTTATTAAACCGTTGGTTCGCAAATGGATATATTATATGTATGAATTTTTAGAACCAACAGAGATAGAAGCAATCACTAAAATGCCTTATATTGAGAGCGAAAAAGAAGAGATGCCTAATTATCTTGATGATTTTACAATTAATATCTCTACTCAATACACAAATGAAGCAAAAGCATCTGAACTTGCTTTCCTTATGCAGACCCTTGGGCAATCATTACCTTTTGATATGACTAAAATGATTATGTCCAAAATAGCTAAACTCAAAAATATGCAAGACTTGGCTCAAAAGATAGAACAGTATGAACCACAGCCTGATCCTGTTCAACAGCAAATCATGCAAATAGAACTGCAAAAGAAAATGCTTGAACTTGAATACTTAAAAGCTCAGATACAAGCTGAACTTGGAAAAGCTCAAGCAGACGTGGTTCTAAAACAGGCTAAAGCCAAAGAGGCTGAAGCTAAAGCCACACAGACTGGATTAAAAACTATTAAAGAGAAATACGGAGTTGACATAAAACAGAAAATGCAAGAGATGCAATTTAAGAACCAACTTGAGATGCAGAAACTCATGGCTCAAGCACAAGCTAAAAGTGCTACACAGTTGCCTTCGGGACAGGGTATTAAACAAACACCTCAAGAACCAATCAATCCTCTTGCTACAGGGCTAAAAGACACGCTATAGTCTTGCTTTTTTCCTTTCTCTTATTATATAATCTTTCCGTAAAAACAAACACAACAAAAGGAGTTTCACGTGAATCCAAACTATATTTCACAAAAAGAAGAAGAGATTAATTTAAAAGAGAAACTTAAAATAGCTGTGGATAATCTTGACAAGAACGAAGACTTTAAGTTTTTGGTTGAATATTACACAAGAGAGTCTTTGCTTGAAGATGCTGAAAGTGCTTATATGTATCCAGATGATAGAGGCGTATATTTCGAAAGAATGATAGTCAAACAAGGGTTTAAAGCATTCCTTGATGACATTAGAAACTTTAACCCAGAAGCTTCAAGACAAGCTCTAAATGAACTAAAAGGAGATATGTAATGGATAAAATCAATGTAATGTATGACGTTGAAGAGGAGCTTAAACAAGCTGAAGAGGCTAACAACATTGATGATGATACTGAATTAGAACCAACCGATACTGACCAGACTGAAGACGATGATAACACTGTTGGTTCTGATGAAGACGATAAAGAGGTAAGCGATGAACAAGAAACAGATGGAACAGACGACCAAGACGAACCTATTGATGAGGATGATGGAGCTGAACAGGAAGATGGCGCTGACACTGGAAAAGATAAAGATGATGAGAAGAAACAGGATGATGAAAAGATTGTAATAAATACTGGAGACACTGCAATCGAAGTTGGTTCTAAAGATGAACTGATAAAACTTGCAGAGAAATCTCTAAAAACAAAAACAATGTTTGACAAATACAAAGACGATATAGCCATAATTGAGGGATTAAAAGAGAATGGAATCGAAGAGGAAGATTTATATTTGTTGGCAGAGGCAAAGAAAGGCAATAAGAACGCCATAGCAAAACTCTTAGCCAAAACAAATATAGATCCACTTGAAATAGATCCAGAAGAAGCAAAAGACTACAAACCAAATGAGGTAAAAGCCAATATGGACTATATCCAGTCTAAAGCCATTCTTGAAGAAATCCAACAGGATGAAGACACTTACAGAAAATTTAATAATCTTGTAATGAAAGATTTTGATGACGAATCAAGACAAATTGTATTTAAAAATGCTGAAAACCTTGAAGCTGTAGCAGGAATAATAAAATCAGGAGTTATTGATGCAATCCTTCCTAAATATACTAAATACAAACTTGTTGATGACAAAAAACCTATTGATGCTCTTATAAGTGCTTATGAGGATTACAAGAAAGAACTTGAAAGCAAGAAGACAGAGGTAAAAACAAAGATTGAAAAAGAAAGCAAACAAAAAGCAATAAAACGAAAGAAGGCAAGTGAAGGTGTAAAAACTAAAAAGACCACTTCTAAAAACTCTTCAAAACCCGATTTTGCAACTATGTCTGAAGAAGAATTCGAAAAATACTACAATAACCTCGTAAATGGCTCAGTTACGGTATTTTAGCCGTTTCTGAAGAACCAACCCCCTGGTTCTTGTCCATTAAAAACAAAAACATACAAGGAGACATAACATGGCTGTTTATGTATATAACAGTGGAAACTCTACACAGGGTAAACAGGTACAAGACTTTTTCTTAACAAGAACTGCTCTTAGAAGGTTAGATCAGGTATTTAACTTTGCGAAGTTTGCTACTAAAAAAGAAACTTTCAAACAACATTCAGGTGAAGTATTCAAAGCTAACGCATATTACTGGTCAATCTTTAGAGACGTTGTAGATAGTAACGGTAACTATACAGGTGTTCAAGGTGGATACATTGCAGAAAGAGACCTAAAAGAAATTGAAGACAAACTAAACAGTATGCAATTAAATGCTGAAGGTGTAACCGACAAATCAAGCATCTTCCAACTTGGAACATTCAGAAAAGTAACATTCCAGACAAGCATCAAAAAATATGCTGGTATTGTTGAGCTTACTGAAGATGTTGAAACTTACAGTGAAGATCCAGTGAGAGCTTTAACTATTGAAGATGTTACATTACAAATGAACGATGCTTACAACAGCTTAATCATGAGAGATATTCTTTCTAACAACTTCAGAGTATATGGTGGAGACGCTACTTCAAGAGATGAACTTGGTGGTTCTGATGATACTCAATCAAGAAAATACACTATGACTGAAACATTAACTGTTCAAGTGTATAACCAGTTAATCAAAAACAAAGCTAAACCTATGGCTGAAATCATTGCTGGAACCAACAAAATCGGAACTAAACCTATCCCTCAAGCATTCTATGTAATCGTTGGTGCTGACTTATACGGAGCTTTAATCAACAAAGACTTATTCCCAGAGTTTACTTCAGTTGAAGAATATGCAGACCCAAGCGTTAGACTTCAAATGGAAGGTCTTGAAGAAATAGGAAGACTTGGAAGATTCAGAATCTGCTATTCAGAGACTCTTGGAAATTACAAAGCTCAAGGTGCATTAGTTGGTGGAAATGGAGACAATCCATCAAATTACTGCCACAGTGAACAGGGAGCAGACGGTAAATACAGATACAACGTATATCCTGCAATCGTTATGAGTAGAGACGCTATTGCAACAGTTGGTCTACAAGGTAAAACCCAACAGCAAATCTATACAAGATGGCCTGACGTAATCGACAATGGTAACCCTATCGGCGAAAGAGGTTATGTTGCATTCAAATTCAGATATGCTTCAATTATCACAAGACCTGAGGCTCTTGCTGTTATGGAAGTAACTTGTCCGATTGCTAACTAATCTTAAGAACCAACCTTCCTTCTCCGTTGGTTCTATTCCTTCTAAAGTAAACTCCCCTTGAAACTTATTGTTAAAATTAGCTACAATGCAAATAAAAAAAGGAGCTATTTATGAACGAAGAAGTAAAAAAGACTACAGAAAAACCAGAAAAATCTTTAGAGGAAATGACTTATCAGGAACTAAAAAAGAAAGCCAAAGAATTAAAGATAGAAGTAATTAAAGGTGACAATAGAGAAATCCTCATTGAAAAAATTAAAGCATACCTTGCAAACATGGCTTCAAACATAGGACAGCTGGTAAACGTTAGAAGAAAAATGTCACAAAGAAGAAAAGTGATAGTGACGAAACTCAATCCAGAAGACACAAGAGAAGCTACTATAGTTACTATCACAAATGCCACTGGAACTTATCAACAGCCTGTTATCTTCAACACGCCTATGGAGTTGCCTATTCCAGTTATTAAAGAACTTAAAAACAGAAAATATCAGGCGTTTAGAAGAGTTAAAGACCCACTGCTTGGAATGAAAGATGTTCCATATGAAACAAAAGCTTACAACGTTCAGGAAGTTGACTAAAAAGGATAAATCATGGGAAACGGATTCACAATAACAGATTTTCATCTGTTAAAAGACATCGGTAAAGATGAAGATGAAAGAAAATTTCCAACTGTAGGTGGAATCAGGGGAGATTTAGATATTAATCCAAAAAGGAATATCAATGATTCGTTGTATCCAGTTATAAAAGTTGCCAATGCTCCCGGAGGTGGTTCTATAGCGTATTTAGACAGTAACG